TAAACCTTTAACTAATGCCGTTAATTCCGAAACAAAAACTACCTACTTCTAAGAAGACCCAAGATTGGGGTGAGAAGTGTGTACAAGCTTATATTGCGGAATCCTCGTTTTCTTCCACAGACAAAGCAGGTCTGGTAGATTTGTATGAAATTTACAACGGTGAGTTGGACGAGAGCAAGTACAATTATGTTACTAACCCGTATAACTCTGAAGCATGGAAGAAAAGAAACTTCCCTGCAAAGCTTCGTAACTACAATATCATCAAGCCTGTAGTAGATCTTCTAATGGGAGAAAAAGCTAAGCGTCCGTCTAACTACCAAGTAGTTGTACGTAATGCTGATACGCACTCTCGCAAAGCTGATGAGATCCACAAGCAAGTACTGCAATCTTTGCAGCAGATGTTTATCAATGAGCTTAATGCTCAAGGTGTAGACACAGGCATGGAATCTAAAGAAACTCCTACACCTGCAGAGGTAGAAGAGTTTATTCACGCAAATTACAAAGACTCTAGAGCTATTATTGGTCAGCAGTCTATGAATTACTTGCGTGACTTTTTAGATCTAGACGATAAATTCCAAAAGGCTTTCTTTGACTGGCTTATTACAGGGCATGTATACTCTTACAAAGACGTATGTATGGACGAGGTTGAGTTTGAAGTTATATCGCCTTTAGATATAGACTATCAGAAATCTCCTGACACAGAATTTATTGAGGACGGGGATTGGGTAGTACGTCGTAAGATTATGACATCTAACGCAGTTGTAGATGCATTCTATGATGTACTCACACCAAGTCAAATAGACGACTTAGAGCGACCTTCTCAACGCAGAGAGGGTGGAGGTTACCTTGGAGCCGCATTGAACCCTACACACGAGCAGGACGATACTGATCGCTATGTAGAAGTAATGCATGTTGTATGGAAGTCTTTCCGTAAGATTGGAATTCTGACATATACAGATGAGTTTGGGTTTGCACAAGAGATGGAAGTTGACGAGACGTACAAGCCAGATCGTGATGCAGGTGAAACTTGTCAGTGGTTTTGGGTAAATCAAGTATGGGAAGGTTACCGTATTGACGGTGGGATTTTTGTAAACATTCAGCCTTTTGAGGTACAGCGTCCGTCAATGACAAACCTCAGCTTATGTAAATTACCGTACAACGGTCGTAACTACTCTAATCGTCACGCAGATAACATTTCTATTGTATCTATGGGGCTGCCTTATCAGATTCTTTACAACGTGTTCCACTATCGTATGGAGCTTACTATGGCAAAGAACAAAGACAAGATTGCTCTTATCGAGATGAATACTATCCCTAAACGTCACGGTTGGGATGAGGAGAAGTTTATGTACTATGCAGATGCAATGGGTTTTGCATTCATTGATTCTACTGCAGAAGGCAAGAACAACGAGCGTGTATCATTTAACCAATACCAGGTTCTTGATATGTCGCTATCACAATACATTAATGCACAGTTCCAACTACTACAAGCTATTAAGCAAGAGTGGGAAGATCTAGTAGGTATTACTCGTCAACGTAAAGGACAGGTAATGGCTTCTGATGGTTCTGGTGCTACAGAGCGTGCTGTATTCCAGTCGTCTGTAATGACGGAAGAACTGTTCCGTAAGTTTGAAAAATACGAAGAGAAAGAAATGCAGGGTCTTCTAGACTGCTCTAAGTTTGCTTGGAGAGGTGGTAAGAAGTCATCTTACATCACATCTGATTACCGTAATGAGTTATTAGACATTGACGGTCAGGAGTTCGCTGAGGCGGAATATGCGGTGTTTGCTAAGAATTCTAGCAAAGAAAACACTAAACTCGAAACCTTTAAGTCACTTGCATTATCCTTTGCCCAAAATGGTTCACAACCGTCTACAGTCGCTGAGATTCTCGACACTGATAATTTCTCTAACATTAAACGCCTTGTCAAAGAGGCAGAAGTTAAGCAGCAGCAACTTGAGCAACAAGCCAAACAAGCTGAACAAGAAATGCAAATGCAGCAAATGCAAATGCAGCAACAAGCTCAAGAAGAGCAGCGAGTCTTTGAGTCTGCCGAAAAACAAGCCGACAGACAAAACAAGCTAGATGTTGAGGCTATGAAAATAGCAGGTAGACAAGCTGATCAGGATTTAAATAACAATGGCATCCCAGATTACATGGACGTACAGCGTGTGGAAATGGAACGTCAGCGCATCGAATCAAACGAGCGACTACAAACTAGAAAGCTCGATATTGAGGAGAAGAAAATAGATAAGAAAGACTAAAACATATAAAAAGTTTATATTAAAAGGCTTTTTAACAGAATGTATTAACCCCTTATAATTACTTAATTTTACAGCAATGAGCGCAGAAAAGTTAGATTTAAGCAAGGTCAGTGTAAACGATATCTTTAACGATAACGGTCCTACACCAGAACCACAAGTGGAAGACACTACTGAAGCAGTAGAAGAGCCACAAGACGAACCTCAAGAGGAAGAACAACCTGTAGAGGAGCCGCAAGAAGAACAAGCGGAAGAACAAGTAGAAGAACCTGTATCAAAAGAACAGCCTGCAGAGGTTACAGAAGAAGAAGAGTCTATAATCAATGAGCTACAAGCAAAACTTGGTTATGAGCTAGAAGGAGAGTTTGACGAAAGCATTGATGGCTTGTTAGACTTTACTAAAGCTACAGCAGATAAGATGGCACAAGAACAAATGCAAAATGTATTTAGTGCTTTCCCAGATGTACAGGAATATCTTAACTACAGAGCAAACGGAGGAGATCCTAAACAGTATTTCCAAACTGCAGCACCAGAGCGCGACTTTAGTGCAATGGAAGTTAGCGAAGGAGATGTTGTTACTCAAAAGCAAATTGTAGGAGCATATCTAGAAGGACAAGGTTTTGATCAATCAGAGATTAAAGAAACTTTGGAAGACTATGAAGATGCAGGCATTTTAGAGCGTCACGCTAAAAAAGCTTTGACTCGCCTACAAACAAAACAAGCTCAGGATAAGAAATCACTTATTGAGCGTCAGCAGCAAGAAGCACAAGCACAGGCACAGGAGAACGAAAGAATGTGGACAGAGATTAATGGTCTTGTTCAACAAGGTTCTCTTAAAGGTCTTACAGTACCAGAGAGAGATAAGAAACGTTTCTTCGATTGGATGGCAAGTCCTATCGATCAGCAAGGTAACTCACAGAGATCTGTAGACCGTGCTAATCTAGATCAAGAAACATTACTTGCACTTGAATACATCGTATACAAAGGCTTTGATTTATCTAAGCTGGTTGCGAATAACAATACAACACAAAAGGCACGTTCCTTGCGTAGTAAACTATCAAAAGGAACATCTAGTAATAGTAGAATGAAGAACAGCAAGCCGGGTTACACGAAAGCACAAAAACTACCGGACCTAAAAGATTTACTTTAATAACTTAATTTTTAATACTTAGATCATGGCAGCTGATAATTTGAAAAAATTACGCCTGTATCAGGACACTTTCAATGCAGAGGGTATGACCGACGAGAACTCGTTGGCAAACGCTTTGTTGACTGAGCCTGATAAACTGTCTCCCGTATTGACTCACCTAGCGGGTCAGGAAGACAAGCGTTTCCCTTTATCTTTCTTAACTGAAGGATTGAACAATGTCAAGTACATTAACGACATTGAGTACGATTACCCAGTAATGGGTCGCTTGAACAAGAGCGTTATGGCAGTATCTCTAGATGCAGGTACTGGTGTTTCTCACTCTCGTTTCAAGGTAACTTTTGCAGAGCGTTGGTTCGTTAAGCAGTACATCATTGAAAACCCAGCGGGTGTTCAAATGCGTGTAATGGAAGATCCAATCGAAACTGCAGGTGGATGGCAGTACACTTTACAATTGGTTACATCTGATTCTTCTGAAGCAGTTTCTGCTGGAGATGTTGCAGGTAAGCAATTCGTACAGTTGTTTGCACCTACTGCATTCTCTGGATCTCGTGGTAACGAGAGCAACTGGGTAGCGCCTTCTAAAATGCGCAACCAGATCTCTTTGATTCGTAAGTCATACCGTTACGAAGGTAACATGCCTGACCGTGTAGTTAACGTAGAGTTGACTGTAGGTGGTCGCACAACTAAGTTGTGGTACGATTTCGAAGAGTACCAGCACATGCTACGCTGGAAAGAAGAGGCTGAATACTCTCTTTGGTACTCTAAGTACAACCGCGACACCGATGGTGTTATTCACTTGAAAGATGACAACGGCAAGCCAATTCCATTGGGTTCTGGTGTTATCGAGCAGATTCCAAACGTAGATACTTACTCTGAGTTGACTGCTACTAAGTTGAAGAACGTTGTTCGTGACGCTCTCTACGGCGCTTCTGACGCTGCTCAAATGAACATCGTATTGTTCACTGGTTTGGGTGGTCTAGAAGAGTTTGACAAAGCTATGAAAGACGAAATTTCTAGTGGTTCTTACATCAAGAACACTGATCCTTCGAGCTTCATTACAGGCTCTGGTGCTAACTTGCAGTTAGGTGGATTCTTCACTAGCTACAAGCACATCGATGGTCACGTAATTACTGTACGTCACTTGCCTTTGTTTGACCACGGTGCTCGTGCGTTGAACTCTGACAAACACCCAGTAACTGGTCTTCCATTAGAATCATACCGTATGATCTTCTTGGATATGAGCTCTTACGACGGTGAGCAAAACGTTGCTATGGTAACCCGTAAGGGACGTGAGCTTGTTCGTTGGGCTGTTGCAGGTGCTTCTGTGCCTCCAGGATTCCAAGGTAACGCGCTTCGTGCGAATGACGTAGATGGTGCATCTGTACACTTCATGAAAGAGTCAGGTATCAGCATCCGTCGTGCTACGAACTGTCTACACTTAGAGTGTGTGCGTTCATAATGATTAGGGGTTTGAGGGGGAGTTTGCTTCGGCGCTCCCCTGAAACTCCAATTTAATATAGTAAAACCCCAGAAGATGGCATCTAGAATAATTACAATTAAGCGTAGAGAAAATACTACTAACCTTCCTGATCACGTATATGCAGAAAGTAAGCGTCGCATAGGCAGCGTATTTACTAAGACTGGCGATATTTATACAGGTCTGACCTTCCCAGAGCAAAAGAAGTTTTTACCATACATTTTAGGTGTGGACCCAAATGACCCCGCATTTGGAAAAGAAGCAAAGCGTTATTTTCGGAATATGACTATTGAGGTGCCTCTCGAAGGCGTGCAGCTAGAAGCTGGCGCAGATGAGAGTGGTGAACCTCTAAACGTGATGGATTATGTTAAGTACAAGTTTGTAATTGATCATCCGCATGTCGCAGGAGATGAAGGATCTTTGAATACAAACCGTAG